CGTCGCCGACGGCCGGGAAGACCCCCATGCGGGCGTTCGCGTCGCCAGGGCGTGCCGTCAGCGCCACGCCTGCGTTGCTCAGCAGGGCGTTGTCGTCCGACATCGGTGCCAACCAGACTTTGCGCAAGTGCGTCGCGCCAGACGTCCGGTCCTGGGCCGTCACGCCAGTGAACACGTCGTTCGTGCCCGAGCCGGAGATGACGCCATTGCCCATGCGGCCACCGCCGCCAGTGCCCAGCACGGGCGAGTAGTCGTCGACCATCCGTTCAGACGGTCGCAATTTGAGATCTGCAGCCGAGATGGTCACATCAGGCCTCCACTTCCATGAGCGGCATCACGACCGCGTAGTTGTCGGTCGGCTCGGGGTCGCTGTAATCCATCACGGCTTCGACCTGTAGCTCGCCGACGAACATCACAGTGTAGTTGACGCCTCGGAAGTTGAGCGTGAACTTCTGCCCCGGGAGGTTGGCCGCCGTCTGCAGCTGCAGCACGGTCGACCGCGGCATCCAGGCGTGCTGTTGGCTGCCGGCCAGGGTGATCGGGCGGCCCTTGGTGCGGCTAGCCGACTCAACGATCAGTGCGCCCGCGATGGTCCGCGCCTGACGGATGACGGTGTCGCGCCAGGCGAACTCGTCCGACCAGGACAGGTCGTCGTGAAGCGGGATCGTGGTCGATGCGTAGGTGAGTGTGTTCGGCACGTCAGGTTCCCCCGGCAGCGCGTGACGCCTCTTCCAGCAGGCGCAGCAGTTCTTGCGCGCCAGCCTCGGTCGTCGGGATGTTGCTCGTTCTGCCGTTCAAGTTTACGCTGACGTTGACCGTGCGACCGCTGTAGGCGCTGGCGTTCAGAGCGGCGCTGAACGCCCCGAGCTGACGGGCGAGTTCGTAGTTGCCGGCGGCCATCTGCGCCACCTGGTTGCCATAGAGCGCTTGTGTCTCGTCGGCCACGGCCCGAGCGTTGTCCGCGCCAGCGGTAGGCGCCGCGGTCGCGGTAATCCCGGTGCCGACGCCACCGCCACCCTTGCGCCGCCAGAACTGCTGCACGGCGTTGTTGTCGAACCCGGCGTTGACGCCGCCCGCCCGGTTGAACGCTTCGACGTCGAACTCCCAGTTCCCGCTGTCGTCCGGCGGGGTGTACTGGAACGGTGCGGTGAAGTCCTGTCGCGGCGTGGCGCTGCCACCGCCAAGAGGGGTGCGCGTCGGGTTGGTCGACCCCGACGTCGTGCGCGTCGGGTTGGTCGCGCCGCCCGTGGTAGCACCGTTCGGGCCGAGGCTGCCGGCCTCTGCAGCCCGGCTGTTCTCCCGCCGGGCGCGAGTGTTCTCGTCCAGGGCGTCCGTTTCCTTGTCGTAGGCGCTGGCCGCCCCGCCGAGGCTGCCGACCAGTTGGCCACGAATGCCGGCGGCGATCTCCAGTTCGCGCTGCTGGACGCGGAGCGCGTCAGATCCCGCGTTCGCCGCGTCGGCTTCGATCAGCGACGCCCGAGCGTTGTTCTCGCGCGCCTGCAGCTCGTCCCGCATCGCGTCGGTCAGAGTGCCCGTGGCCAACGCCGCTTCGCGCTCCAGACGGATCTGGTTGAGCAGCAGGTTTGCCTTGTCACGGCTCAGACGGATGTCTCGGTCGACCAGAGAGATCTCCAGCTCTTTGATCTTGACGGCCAGCTGACGCGATGCGTATTCGTTCTTCTCCAGGTCGGCTTCGGCCTGCTTGACCTTCAGCCGCTCGATCTGCGCCCGGATGCTGGCGGTCTGCAGCTTGGCTTCGGATTCGAGCAGCTTGTTCTGGCGGTCGAGCGACTTCGACAGGTCTTCAGACGCATCCTTCAGCTTGACCTTGGCCTCGCGCAGGTTGCGGGCCGCGCGTTCGACCTCGCCCAGCGCCGCGGTGTTGTTCTGAGCACGCCGGTTGACCTTGTCGAACTCGGCCTGCGCGTCAGCCACGGCCTTGCGCAGGACGTCGTATTCCTTCGAGTTGTCCTTCAGCGCCAGGATGCTCGTGCGCAACGCCTCGGTCTTGGCGTCTTCGGCCTTGGCAGACGCTACCGTCTTGGCCAGGTCGGCGTCGGCCTTGGCGATCTTCTCGTCGAGCGCGTCGGTCTGGGCCTTGTAGGCGTCGGCCTGCTGGCCGGTTGCAGCGATGCGCGCCAGCAGTTCGTCCTTCGACTGCCGCAGCGTGTCGAGCACACGCTGGTCGGCCGCCACCTGGGCGTCCAGGCCCGCCACGTACCGGTCTTGAGCGTCTGCGACCAGCTGCTGGCCGGCGGCCTGATCGACGTAGCTTTTGGCCGCCTGCTCGGCTTCGGTGACGAGCGTGCGCAACGACTGAGCGTGCTTGTCGGCGTTCTGCGCAGCCGTGACCGACTCGGCCTGCAGTTCGGTCAGCCGCAGGTTCATTTTGGCCATCGACTCGGCCGCGCCGGCAGCGGCCGTGCCCTGCCCTTCCAGGGACGCCTTGACCTTGTCAGACTCACTGCCGAAGACGCCGAAGCGGTTGATCAGCTTGGCGATCTTCTCGTCAGACTCGCCCTGCAGCTTCGTCCACTCGGCCCACACTTCGTTCAGGCCGCCGCCACCGTTCAGGATCCCGACGACGGCCACGATACCCTTGAACGTCTTGTCGAAGAACTCCGTGCCGACAACGACACCCGTGGTCAACAGCCCCACCAGCTTGCCCAGCCCCGCTGCGGCAACGCCAAGGGCCTGGCCGATGGTGCTGTCGGAGATGATGGCCACGGCCTCGGACAGACCTGACTTCAGGCGGTTCCACTCGGCCACCAGACCGGTGACCTGCGTCGTGCCCTCCGTGGCGAACGCGCCCAGTGCGCGGCGCAACGCCGGGATGGCTTCGGCCGCCCCGAGGTTGCCGGACTCGACGAGCTTGTTCAGTTCGCGCGTCGTCAGGCCCAACTCTTTGGCCAGCAGCGGCAGCACGCCTGGCAGCGCGTCGCCCAGCTGCTGGCGCAACTCTTCCATGCCGACCGTGCCCTTGCTGGCGATCTGGCTCAGGGCCTCCAGCGCCCGCTTGGCCTGCTCGGTGCCCAACCCGAGGTTGCCGGCCGCGACCGCCACAGCCTCAAACGTGCCCTCAATCTCTTGCGTCGACAGGCCGGTCTGCAGAGCGGACGCCGCGAACTTGGCATACGACCCGGCCAGGGCGTCAAACGACTGGCCCGAGCGCTGCGCAACGACGCGCAAGAACTCAATCTGTCGGCTGGCCTCGTCCGCGCTGCCGGTCACCGTGGTCAGCACGCGCCGCACTTGGTCGAGCGCAATGATCGACTCGATGGCTGGGCGTGCCGCGATGGCCACAGTGCCGATTGCCGCCGACAGCGCGCCGAACCGGTTGATCGCGCCCGTGAGCGAACTGTTCAAACGCTCGAACGTCCCGGGCAGCGCCTGGATCTGCGACGCCTCGTTGCGCAGCTGGTCGAGCTTGACCGTGGCCGCGCCCGTGGCACGTGCGAGGTCTTGCGCACTGATCGCGCCGGCTCGGAACTGCCGCTCCATCAGCGAGACGGCCCGCTCAACGGCCAGAGCCTCCTGCTCGATGGCGTCGAGCGACCGGACGCCGACCGTGCCGAACGCCGAGTTGAGCACGTCAGCGGCAGACTGCGTCTCGCGGACCAGTCGGGCCGTGGCTGCACGGGACGCTTCGGCCGCGCGCTCTTGCGCCAGCAGTGCCTGTGCCTGAGCGACCAGGGCGCCTCGGCTGACGTCGATCTCGCGCGCCAGGTCACGCTGGGCCTGCGATAGCTGGCGGTCGGACTCGATCAGTGCTCGGGCGGCGGCCACGCGCTCCCGGGCGCCGGCAGCAGCGCCGCTTTCGGCCGTCTCGATGACGTCAAGCGAGCGGGCGTATGCGTCGGCGGCGGCGCGCGTCTCGCGCAGCGTGGCCACTTGCTGTTCGTAGGCACGGTCGGCCTCCCGGGCAGCGGCAGCCAAGCGCTCGTTGGCCTCGGTCGACTCGCGCTGCGATGCAAGCAAGTCGTTGGCCTCGGCAGTCAGCCGGCGCTGCGTCTCCAGCAAGTCCAGTTCGGCTTGCGCGAGGTCAGTCGTGGCTGCGCCGGCAGCCTCCAGGGCGCCCTGGGCCTGAGCGAGTGCTGCCGAGCGTTGGCTGATGGCCTGCGTCGCCTGCGTCTGCGCTGCGCCAGTGCGCGCAGCAGCGGCGGCCAGCTGCGACTCACGGTTGACGGCCGTGGCCACCTCTGTGCCGTAGTCGGACAGCGCACGTCGAGCGCGGGTCAGCGTCTGCTGCGCCTGCTCTTGCGCGTCGCGTAGACGGGCGATCTCTTCACGGTACTCGGCGGTTTTGCGGGCCGCCGCGTCCTGCGACTCACGGTAGTCCCGGATGTCGCGGCCTGCGGCCCGTAGTGCTTCAGACGCGCCGTCCACTGCGTCGCGCAACTCCCGCTGGCGCTGGCGCGTGCCGTCTACGGCCGCCCGCTGGGCTACAAGCGCTTCTGCAGCGGCCGTAGCGGCAGCAGCCGCCTCGGTTTGCTTGGCGGTGAGTAGGTCAATCTCGGTGGAGAGCTGTCGAACCGCCGCAGCGGAGTCGGCCTGAGCGGCCAAACGGTCGACTTGAGTCGCAAGCTCGGCGAACTTGGCTGCCGCAGGGCCGCCCTCGTCGCCGAGCTGTCGAATGTCGCGAGCGAGGGTCTTGAGGCCTTCGCTGCCGGTCGTCTCGATGCCGACGCCCAGCGTAACGTCACGTTTGCTGGCTGTTGCCATCGGACCCTGCCGGTGTTGAGATCGGTGCCTCTACGCGGGCACCGGGGCGTTCTTAGGCGGCGGCGTTGCGCAGTTCGATCAGGAACGGCTCGATGAAACCCGAGGGGGTCTTCATGCGGCCCGGCAACGAGATCACGTTGAAGTCGTCGGCCAGGAAGTCGAACGCGCTGTCGGCGGCGATCACAGCCTCGTAGACCGTGACCTTGTGCGGGGCGTCGTCGGCAAAGTTCTTGCCATCGAGCGTGAACCGTGCGCGGATCTGCGCTTGCGTGCCGCCGGAGATTTTCGAGCCGGTGATCGCAGCGCGGGTGTAGTCCACGTGGATGACTTGCGACTCGGTGATCGCACCCCCAGCCAGCGGCTTGACCCAGCCCATCTCGGCGTTCACGATGTAGTCGGTGCCGTTGACATAGGTCGTGCTTCCGGCGGTGTTGGTGACCACGACGCCAGACACGCGGGCGCCCAGCAGCGGCGACCAGGAGTCGAGCTTGGCGGTAACAGCCTCGTTGCTGACGGTGCCGGACGACTGGGTCAGGACGTCAATCGTGCCGAACAGCGCCAGCGCCAGACCGGCCTTGTTGACCTCGCCCAGCTCAACGCTGAAGTCGAACGGCTGTGGGATGGCGGCGGTTTCGACCACCTGGCCGTAGGTCGAACGGCCTTTGGAGATCATCTCCTTCAGCTCGACGTTGGGCTTCAGTTCAAACTTCCGGCACTCGAACGGGCCTTGCGCTTGCTGCAGCACGCCGCCCACGAAGAGGGCGATGTACAGGTCGCCAGAACCCAGAAAACCACGTGCTGCCATGTCGATGCTCCAATAAGGATTGCTCTGTCGAGTTTATTTGCGACGAGCGAGGGGTTTGTCCGTAACGATTGCGTCCTACGGAGCCGCCAGGGACTCCGGGAACTCAACCGCAATCTCGATGACGGCCAGCACGAATGCCGCGCCGTCTGCGCGCGGACCGATGTCGCGGCCCAGGTATTCAACGTCCTTGACCTTGCGGCCCCACGTGGCGTCGGGCTTGCCGGCCGTCACGAAGATCGCCCGCTTCAGGTCGCGCAGCGCCTTGTGCGCGGCGTCATTCGGGTGGTCGGGATCGCACGGCACGTAGGCCATCAGCACGTACCGTTGCTCGATCTTGACGGTCGGGCCGACGCCACGCTCGCGGGCCACGACGTCGTCGCCCTCGATCACCACGCTGCACGGGATCATGTCGTCGTGAATGCGGGTACGGCCGCGGTAGACCTTGACGCCCAGGTTCGTCTCCGCGCCCAGCGCCACGGTGCGTGTGGCCAGTCGGTCGGCGATCTCAGCGGCGATCTGCTCGGCGTTCACAGTGCCTCCTGCAGCAGTTGCGCCAGGCTCTGCTGGGCGTCGCGGGCCAGGTCGTCCGTCAGCTCGTCGGCGCGGGTGTCGCGCTGGTGGCGGAACAGGGAGTAGGGCGACGGGCCGTAGATGTGCTTGAGCTTGCCGCTGCCGCGCTCGCGCAGGAACACGCCAGTCTCGGCGCCGGCCTGCACGCCGCGCCGCAGGCGCATCGTGAACCACTTCGGCTGGTAGGTGGCGCCGGAGCGGCGCAGCTGCACGGCCACGCCATCCGGGGCGCCCTGGCTGCCGGCGCGCTTCGGCTGCTTGCGCACTTGCACGAGCGGGTTGTAGCGGCCGAGGATCGTCAGGTCGCCCCGCGTCACGATCTCGGCGCGCGGGTTGGCGCCGGGCGCGGCCAGGCGCAGGTCGGTCTTGCTGCGGACGTAGGCCGGCTCAAGGTTGATGTCGGCGATCTGGGCGGCCTGCTGGGTGTCGTTGAACCGTGTGATCACACGGTTGACCACCTCCGACGCACGCACGCCGATGCGCTGCGCACTGACCGACTCCAGGTCGGCGGCGAGCACGTCGAGTTCGGCGGCGTTGAAGGTGACTTTCACGGTAGCTTGATCGCGATGAAGCGCGCGATACGTCCGTTGTCGCGAATGCGGCGGTCCAGCTTGAACGACCCGTCGGGGTGCACGAGCGTGTCGCCAGGTCGCGGGGTGTAGGTCGAGCGGATTGATGCGACCGTGAACCGCACGACCGGGTTGTCTTCGGAGTAGGCCGAGACTGCCGGGTCGAGCGTCAGATCGTACTGAACGTTGGCGTTGCCGCACGAAACGCCGCGCAGCGTCGACGGCTTCCCGAGCTTGTCGAGAAGCGCGTCGGCTGCGCGAGCAAAGACCATTTAGGTCAGGGTCAGCTTGATGACCGAGCGCGGGCGGGTGCAGATGTGCAGAGGGTTGGACTGCACCTGGATCTCCATGCCGGCGCCGAACTTCATCTCTTCGGGCTTGGCGTAGAACGGCAGGCCGACGGTGTTGACCGTCTCCATGTAGTTCGCCGGGGCAAAATACGACTTGAACAAGCCTGGCACGCCACGCGGGACCGCGAAGGCCTCGTTGGCGGCGATGAACGGCGTGCTGCCGATCTGGCCGCGGTACTCTTCGTAGATGCCCTCGCCGAAGACGAAGCCCTTGCGCAGCTGCTCGCGCAGCGTGCCGGCTTCGTTCGTGCCCTTGTAGGTGTCGACCACGGAGGGGTGGTCGACGAACGCGTCGAAGAACGAGCTGCCGCAGAATACGTGGTAGCCGTTGTTCATCACACCGCCCAGCTCGGCCTCGATGGCGCGACTGATCGCCGCGTCCTTGCCGCGCATCTTCGTGGCGTCGTTGTCCAGGTTCATGTCGATCACTTGCTGGGTGACGCCGAACTCGGTGAAGTAGTTGTAGATGACGGTCGTGCCGTCAGCGTCCAACACGGTGCCCTTCAGGCAACCGACGCGCTGCCACTCGTGCGTGACGTCCAGGTCGAGACGGGCGACTGCCAGCTTCTCGTTCACGCGGCCTTGGATCGTCTCGGTGACGTCCTCGGTGCCGAAGGCGCGAACGCCCTGCACCTCGTCGGCCATCACGTGCACGATCTGCGGCAAGTGCACCGTGCGGAAGTCGCGCACGTTGCGTGGGTTCACGGTCTTGTTGGCGCCAGGGGCGCCGCGCGGGGCACTCGGCACCAGCGTCAGCACGCCGTCGCGCATCTCGACCGCTGCAGTCAGCGTGGTGATGCCAGATGCAGCGAACAGGCCGAGCGAGCCCAGTCGGGTGGGCACGTAGGGCAGCCGGTTGATGGCGTCCGTCAGCGAGGTGAACGTGAAAATGTCACTCTTGAATACGTCGAGCATGATGTCGTTCCCTCGTTTTAACGGAGCTTGAAGCCCAGCAGAGCCAGGTCGGCGCGGCCGGCAGAGTCGAGGCCGGTCAGCAGGGCCGCTTCGACCTCGCAATCGGCGTCAACGATCACGGCCTGGACGTCGCCGTTGGGCTGGCCCTTCAGGTCGCTGACCAGGATGCCAACCGCGGCTTGCGAGCCGTCGCTGGCCGAGTTGCTGTAGGCGACCAGCTTGCCGCTGGCCGTGATGCGGCCCACGACCGTGCCGGAGACGTGGCCTGCGCCACCCGCCACGGTCATCGTGCCGACAGAGCGCGAGCGCGTGCCCGGCGCTTCGCTGCGGAGCCACTCCAGGGGGCGCACGCTTTCGGTGAAAGTGGTCATTGCGTTTTCTCCGCTTGGCGGTTGTAGGCACCGTAAATCTCGGTGCGGGTGAGAGGCTTGCGGGCCTGCGGCACGGGTGTCGCAGCCGGCGGCGTAGTGCGGGTCGGCGTGCGCTCGTCTTCAGTTGCACGCTCAACGGCGATCTCGGCCCGGATGTCAGCAGACGACTTGCGCGATGCCACTGCGGCGTCGAGTCGGTCGTCGAGCTTGAGCACGGCCAGGACTGCCTTGACTTCGCGAGCGTTGGCCACAGCGTCGACGATGGCCTGGTCGTTGTCGACCTTCGGATCGGCGATCAGGCTCGCGACCAGGGTCGGGAATCCGGCCGCCGTGCACGCCGCGTTGATCTTCTCGGCCATGGCCGGCGCAACGGCCGGGGGTGGGGGCGTCAGGGCCGCGCGAACGTTGTCGGGCAGCTTGTGGTTCTGCACGTCGAAACGGGCAGTGGCCATCGCGGCGGGACCGACGGTGTCGCACAGGCCGTTCTCCAGGCACTCAGCGGCCGTCAGCCACGTCTCGTCGGCCAGGACTTTCGTCAGAGCTTCGGACTCGCCCTTCCAGCGGCGCATGTACGTGGCCGTCAGAGACGCCGCGAACTTGTCCAGCATGTCGGCCGTCTCGCGCATGTCGTCCGCGTTGCCGTACACGCCCGTGATGGGGTTGTGCAGGAACATGAACGTGTTTTCGGGCATGGTGATCTGGTCACCCGCCATCGCGATGTAGCTGGCCGCGCTGGCGGCCACGCCGAGGACTTGGACCTCGATGCGCTTGCCGGACGCGCGCAGAGCGTTGTAGATTGCCAGGGCGTCAGACACGCTGCCGCCGGGGCTGTTGATCGACACTCGAATGGTCGGAGCGGAGACGCCCTTGATCCCGTCAAGGAAGTCCTTGGCTGTGACGCCCCAGTAGCCGATCTCGTCAAAGATCGTCACTTCGGCGACTTCAGCAGCGCTCGCGTTGATCGAAAACCAGGTTTTCATAGGGCCCCGATTATGTTGAGGTAAGGTTTGTTGTAAGTCCGCGAAGATTGCGTGCTATCGCAGGAGTGCGAGCAGCACGTCTTCTTCCCGGCGGCGACGTTTGACGTCGCGGCGATGCGGCAGCTGCAGAACCCCCGTGACGCCGGTCTGAGGGACTGTGGCCGGCGTTGTGCCACGCCACCACTTGGCGGCGAACCAACGGGGCGCGAATTGGCGGCCGGAATGCCACTTCACGGTCCGTAGCTCGCGCTGGTGCGGTTGCCGTCGTTGTCCACGGTGCCGACCACCTGGTCAGTCGTGTCGTCGACGCTCCGCAGGGTTTGCGACTCACTTTGGCCGCCACTGCTCTTGCCGGCGACTGCCGCCGCCACGATGCGGACCAACCGCGCGAACGAAAACCCGGGGTGCAATTCGGCCCCGAAAACCGCCGTCGCGACCTGAGATGGGGTCGCCCCGCCACCGCCGCCGGCCCCGTCAACGACCGTTGAGGCCGCGGACTGGATGAGAACGATTTGAACGCCAGCGGAGTAGGCAATGGGGTCGTCGCCCGGCCCGCCAACCAAGTTTCCCTCGGAGATCTTGGCGGTATACGACCCTTCCGGGAACTTCAACTGCCAGCTCCCCAGAAGCGCAACCGTGAGCCCAACGCGCGTTCCAGCCCCCAGGTCAACGAGCCCGGAGCCGGCGGCGATTGCGTCGTACAAGATGCCCTCTTCGGTCGCCCGTGCCTCGCGAATGGCCGCATATAGGTCGAGCACGCTGACCTCAGTGGCGGCCACGTCCACCCCGATTCGGCTGGTGCCGAAGTTGAAGGTGAAGGGTGCGATGTAGACCGACATGGGGTTCGGGGTTAGACGTCGCTGGTCCGCACGGCGTTCGCCGAAGCGCCAGACGCGCCGACCTGAAGTGTCGTCTCAAACGGCACGATTGGCGAGCCGCCCGAGCCATTCCGCACGCGCGCCAGGGCGTCGAAAGTCGAGACGTAGTTGAAGCTCGGGGACGACATGGTGGCCCCGGACGCAACACCGTCGATGTACGGGACGAAGACGGGGGCGCCGGTTGAGAGTGCCTCCGTCAAGCCGGGCGCAGCCAGGGTGAACGCGCTGCTGGTGCGGCTGGTGTAGGTGTAGCGCTTGCCGTTGATCCGCACCACCCCGGCGCTGGGCCGATCCGCGCCGATGCTGGTGCTGACGTTGATGGTCGTCGCGTTCAGCGCGTGAGAGCCGTTCAGCGTGAACTCGTTGGCCACGATGACACCGCCGCTCGAACGCGCGACAAGCACGCGGTCGCCAGACACCAGGTTGCCGATGGTGATGCCGACAGTGTTCGGCGGCGCCTGGATGCTGCCGTCGTGCGCGACGAGCTGATATGCCTGCGATTCAGCCGGCAGCACCCCAGTCACCCACCAGCCTTGCGCCACGAACCACTTGCCGCCAGCGAAGCTGCCGAAGGGTGCCGCGGAGTTGGGCGTGTAGGCCGAGTTGAGGGCTCGGTAGCGCCAGCCCGGCTCGCTGTTGATGGTGGACGTACTGGCTTCGCGGGTGATGTACTGAAGGTACTGATAGGCCTCCTGCACCGTGCACCCGCTCGACAGCGTGATGGTCCCCTTGTAGAGCTTGCCGCCGTTGCCGTTGCCGAGATCCTGCGTCGTGTCACCGATTGTGATGGCCACTTTCGACGACAAGGCGGCAGCCGCACCTTCCGAGAGCAGGATGTTGGTGTCAATCGACGTGCTCATGGCCGCGGGGTTTTCGCCGCCTGCGCTCAGGTTGGTTTCAAAGTCCGAATACGTTTGACCCCACTTGCGGCTGAACACGCGCACTAGGCCGCTGTCGATCAACGCGCCGCCAGTGCGGGCCTTGACCATGATCTGGATGTGCCCGTCCGCCCAATACTTCGTGAGCTTTGCGCCGTTCTGAACGACGTACATCGGCGAGGCCGCCACGATGCCGCCCAGGGTTTTCAGCCCCGAGTAGAGCACGTCGCCGTTGGACTGCTTGACGCTGCCGAAGTTAATGTACTTCGCGGCGTCGTCGTCGATGTTGACGTTCGGGATCAGATTGAGACGCGAGGCCACGGCCGCGTCGCGAGGGCCGTCCAGCTTCGACGGGTTGGCCAGCAGGATTGACCACAAGTCGTTCCCGGCGCCCTCAGCGTTGTCGGCCAGATCTTGCAGCCAGGCGTGCAAGTCAAGCACGGGGTACACGGTCGTGCCGGCAACGTGGCGGACGTTACCGCTGCTGTCGATGGCAAAGTCGTCGGCGATTGGCATGGTGGGCCTTTCAGTCGGGCTGTTGGTTTGCTGTTGCGGCAAAGCCGCCAACGGGGTCGATGCTGCCCGTGGTCGCCCACGGCTGGTAGAACGGGGCGGCGCTGGCTTTGCGCACGTCGACGCTGATGGGGATTGCCGTTGCAGTCTGAACGTTGAGGCTGTAACTCGTTCCCGCAACAATGGTGTTAGCCATTACCGCGTTTGTGTCCGTTCGCTTTATCAGGATGCGGGAGCCGGCAACGATGCCGGTCACTGTGGCCGCTACCACCGAACCGTTCGCGTCGCTGTAGCGGCCCGAGATCGAACCGCCAGAACCGATGACGACGGTGTAGGTCGTGGCAAAGCTGACGCCGTCACTGCTGGTGATGTGACGCAGACGAGAGATGTTAGCCGTCTGCGTCAAGTCCCACATGGCACGGCAGTAGACCTCGGCCGCAGTGCGCGCAGCAGTCACAGTGATCGTCTGGGCAGTGTGGTCGATGGCCACCCCCGTGAGGGCCGCTGCCTGGGCTTCTGTGAGCGTGATCGTGCCGTCCGCAACGCGGAAAGGGTTTGACTCGTCGAACTCGAATCCATACCAGCGAACGGCAGGCACGAAGGGCTGAATCGGCAGGCCATCGAACCATGCGTTGCCGTTGTTCTCGCCGTTAGCGCTCAAGATGACCGTGACCTCAGTCGGCGAACTCGCGCTGTTGGTGATGCTGATTGTCTGCTCGTGCCACACGTTCGGGACGTCGGGAGCGCTCGACGGCACGTCCGGGGCTGGCTCACCAGGAACTGACCCTCCGGCCTCCACGCCGGTTGGCAGGCGCATGGTCACGGTCGGCATGCTCCCGGAGCCGTAGGTTGTGTCCCGCCGAATGTTCACTTTCAGGATCTTCGTCTCGCCAGCGCCAATGGGGGCTGTGAAAACGTACTCCTGGGCGAACCCGCCGACCCGCGATGTGAACTCGAACGCCGCCGTGCCGTTCTTTCGCGTGGTCACGTCCTGAGACGCCACGCCGCCGTTCTGCCACAGTTCGTGGATGATGGTCGTGGGGGTCGACTTTCGCCAGCAGAAGGTGAAGAGGGCTTCAAAGCCCGGCAGCGTCCCGAACGTGTATGCCGGGTCTACGTCGGGTAGCCTGCATGACCGAAACGTCACACGCCCGTTGCACGGCACAGGCGTGATGAAAAGCGGTCGTGGAGAATCCAGCGCCGCGAAGTCGCACGCATCGAAGACCGCGGCAGGCGCGTAAAGCGACACCAGCGCGCCCGTCGCAGTGCTCGATGACGACAGGATCGTGAGCTTTGAGTATTCCCCGCCAGTGCACAAAAACCGCGCCGCTTGCACGGTCCCCGTTACGTTGGACGCGTAGACGCAATCGATCATGCTCCCGCTGTCTCGCGGAAAAGCGTTGTTCAGGCCAGTAACGTCGGCGGACTGCGTGGTGAGCGTAGATGCAATGATCGAGCGCGCAATCACTCCGCCGTTCCGAAGAATGGCGTAGCTGGTCCCGCCAGTGCTCTGGGTCAAGAAAATGCAAGTATCCGCGTAAGCGCCGTGCTCAATGGTTGGGCGGGCAGACAGTGCCCCGCCGGATTGTCGGATGACTGAGCGCAAATACCTGTGTCGGTAGCCACCGGGTACGGGGGAGCTGCCGATCTCGATGGGGGCGCCGGCCGCTGCGCCGCGCAGATTGATCTCTGCATCCTGAACCCACACGCCGGCCAGCTCGCAGTCAGTGCCGGTCACAGCGCGACCTCCGAAAGCCTGGTCAGACTCCGTCAGTCGCACATTGCTTGTGAGGTTGGCCACAATGCCGCCGACCGCCCGTGCGACAGTCGACCCGGAGGACAGCGGGACGGTCGTAGAGCCCGGCGTGTAGCCCGCAGCGATGGTGCGCGTCTCGATCAGCCCAGTGACCGACGAGGCCGAGGCCGTCGGCAAGAACAACAGTTCGTCGCCCACTTGCCAGCCCGTTGCGGCAGCCACTTGCATCGACGTGCCGCCGGCAGACAGCGCGGTCGACAGCGTGGTGCGGCGCGTGCGCTGAACGCCGGCCATAAACATGCGACCGCCGGCGACCTTGGTCAGGGTCCACTTGTTCGCGGCCATCGTCGCACTGTTGTTGATCCGCATGACCGCGGCAACAGCAGTGATGGGGTCTGCCACCGTGCCCATGTCGAGCGTACCGGTCGCATTGATGGTGATGGTCCCGCGCACCGTGAGATCAGACGCCACCGAGCGCGAGAACTTCAACGTGCCGTTGATCTGCCAGGCGGTCGCGCTGTCGTTACCGACCGTGCGCGTGCCACCGTTGTAAGTCAGCGTGTGGCCCGTCGCGACAATGATTTGCTCGGTGTTCGCTGGCACGCTGCCGCCGACCCACGTCGAGCCGGTAAGGTAGTCGCCAGACTGCGCCGTCGTTGCCATGGATCAGTCCACCGACTTTTCGATCTGCACGACCTTGATGATCTCGCCACTACCGTCGCGAGAGATGTCAGTCGTCGTCTTGCGCGTGCCCAGGTCGACCTTGACTTCAGGCGTAACTTCCACGTTGACCGGTGTCGGCTGAACGTGGGTGTGGTTCTCGATGGTAGGCGCGGCCACCTCCACGTTGACCGGTGTCGGCTGAACGTGGGTGTGGTTCTGGATATTCACCGGTTGCGGAGGTGGCAGGCCCGCCACAATCGCGACGGTTGCGTCTGCAACGATCTTGGCCAGCGCAGACGGGTCGGCACGATCCTCGGGCCGCATCGCCGAGACGAACGCCGAAAGCGACTCGACCATGCGAACGGGGTCGAGCGCAGGCGCCTGAGCGGCCGGCGCGGGCAGTTGAGCTTGTGGAGCCGGCGCTGGCGCTGGCGCCGGTGCGGGAGGGGCGGGCATGAGCCGTGCCTGACGCTTCGCGCTCTCGGCCCGTTCTTCATCGACGACGACCGGGTCGTCCCCGCGGCGCGCGATCTCAGCGTCGCGCGAGGTCAGCCCACCCTCGATGGCCTTCAGTTTCCCTTCGACGTCCTGCACGGGGTGGATGTACTCCCATCCGTGCGGCGAATGCCGGCAAGTGTCCTTCGCCTCGGCCGCTTCGGCAGCCGTGAGCTGTCCGGACAGCACCATTGCGTCCGCCCACCACTCAACGCACGGCTGCACCATGTTCGGGATGATCGTGTGCCATTGGCGCTGCTCGGCGAACCGGCGGAACTCGTTGATGACCACGCGCATAGTCCGGTCGCTGACGTCCTTGATGTCGCCGGACAGCAACTCGTAGGGCATGCCGGAGCCCGTCGCCGTGCCCATGTGCAGGGTACGCATGTACTCGCTGTAGGTCGTACCGGCCTCGGGCGGGTTGGCGAACTGAACGCCCTCGCCGGGCCGCAGCTCCATGGACGAGCCAGGCTCCAGCGTGGCCATCATGTTGCCCGTGTCGTCCCACATCGCCGGCAGGCCGGTCAGCGGGTTCAGTTCCAGGTCGTTCAGGAACTTGTCGGGCAGTTGCCGGGTGATGAACATCGTGAACAGGTTGGCCAGCTTCTGGCGATCCAGCACGTTGTCTTCAAAGTCGGCCGAGCTTCGGATGCGGGCAAGCACGCCGGCCAGCTCGGGAACGCCGCGCAACTGTCCAGGGCGCTTCACCTCAAACATGTGCCGCACCATCGACGCGGCCACACGCACGAGTTCGTCCGGACGTGCCTGGCGCGCGTTCATCAGGCCGTCGCCGGGGTGAGCCTTGTAGAACCAGTACGCCACCCGTCGGCCATACCGGTTGATCTCAATGCCCTGACGGATCTCGTGGCCCTCGGGTAGCCCCGGCCAGGCCGTGGCGTCCAACAGCGGGCACATCTCGGGTTCGAGCAGCTGCACCTGGACCGGTGCGGCCAGCGGAGCCCCGAGCGGCCGGGGACGTTCACGAATGAAGCACTCGCCGCCACCAAACCACGTGCGGACCGCCAGGGCCTGGAGGCCGTACAGGTCGAGCACGCCGTCGGCGTCAGCATCGCGCGCCCAGCGGCGATAGAGCGGCTCGAACTTGCGGTTCTTCCAGCGCGTGACGATGCCGGTGCCGACAAGAGTGGTCGTCCACTTCTGGACGGTGCCGCTGCCGGCCCAGTCGTTGCGGACGGCGTCTTGCGAGCGGTCGCGGATCTTCTGCAGGCCTGCGGTCGCCCGGATCGGGCCGGAACTGGTCGGCTGCCACTTGGCGACGCGCCGGCTGTTGCCGGCCGCTTCGTACTTGGCTTGAACGGATTGGTGGGTAGGCTTGCGGCGCGGCACGCTCAGCCCCTTGCCGCTTGCTGCAGCACGATGATTCGACTGCGGTAAACCGACGTGCCGGACGTGGCCGAAGCCAACTCGGCTTTGGCGGCCTTCAGCTGGTCGGCCACATCGTCTCGGGCGCGGATCAGGCTGTCCGTGGTGTTGTAGATCACGGTCTGGTCGCCGTCCGTGACTGAACGCACGCCGTCGGCAATCATGCCGTTGAGCGTGGCCAATTTGGCGACGAGCGCGTCTACGTCCGCTTGAGAAACTGCCATGGCCAGGAGTGTCCACTGGCGGAACGCATTGTCCGTCCGTGCGGATTGCGCCCAAGCACAATTGTGTGTATAGTTCTCCGCATGACAAAACCCGGACCCAAACCCAAACACGCCGACGGAGCGGTGACGCCGACGTCAGTGACCATCGACGACATGACCCGTCGGCGCCTGCTGGTGCTGGGCAAGGGGAACCTTTCGGAGGGCATCCGTGTCTCCGCAGCGGTGGCCTACCACCGCTACCAGGTCAGCCCAGATAGCCGGAACGACTTACACGTCGAGCTGGCAGTTGAGCCTGCCGCGAAGCCGGTGCCGCCGCCGGTTGACTGACATCGGCCGCGCGCTCGGCGCGGCGTTGCTCGGCGTTGACCAGTTCACTGTTCTCGGACAGAGGCCGCGCCCACGTCGGCGGGTTCTCCCAAAAGCCTTGACGGTCGACGCCGAGCAGCAGGTTCAGCACTTTGATACCCACACAGCCGTCGAACGCCTCGTTGGTCGGACGAACCTGCGACCACTTCCCGTCGGCTTGCCGCACCTCCGCGCCCAGTTCGTCGAAGAACGACTCGGGCAGCCAGCCGTCGGGGTTCTTCACCGGGTGCTTCGGCGCGGGAAAGTGGTAGTACCCGGGCCCTGGCGACCGCTTCGACAGAGACGCCGCCACCAAGTCCTTGACGCGGTTCGTGTTGACGAGCTGCAGCGGGATGTCGCCCAACGTGCCACCCTTGAAGCCGACCATCGACTCGCGCACAAACCACGACTGGGTCGTTTTCTTGTCGCCTTTGGTGAGCCGCACCCGGGCGGCCAAGCCCTCCTGGCGGACGCGCCGGAACCAGCGGTAGGCGTTGTGGGTGACGCCGTCCTCGCCGCCCGAGTCGACCGCCGTGCGGTAGACCCGTAGCTCGCGGCCCTCTTCTGGCGTGCGGTAGGTCGCCTTGACGACCTTCTCGGTGATCAAGTCCCAGTCCTCGGGGTGGCCGCCCGGGTCGATGGGCGCGAAGCCTGAGCCAGCCCCCTCGCGCTTCGACCACTCGATGGAGTAGCGGTCGACCAGCTGTTCCTCCTGGTGGGCGCCAACCGCGTGCACCTGGACGACGAACCGCGCGTTCCGGCCGCCCTGGACGTCCACGAAGGCCGCCAGATACCGTGTCCACTCCGGCACGACGTACCGCTCGTAGTCCCCGGCCCGCGACACGGGCGTGCTCGACTGCTCGGCCGCACTGGCGAGGTGACGGCTCAGGTACGGGATGCCCTGGTCGAGGTTGGCCGTCGACTGCAGGGCCTCTTCGTCGCCGGAGTGGGCGAACGCAAGCAGGCCTTGCATGTGCGACTTCATCAGCGCCAGCCAGGTGCTGTAGTTGGCGGCCACGCCACCGAGCCAGAACGATGCCACGTCGGACGTCCTGGGGTCGCCGCTGATGCGGTCGAGGTCGTCGATGCGCAGGCCCTCTTCCAACCACACCCCGTTGGCGTTCATGGCCTGGCGGGAGGTGAAGTCGATCACACAGCCGTTGTGCGGGCAGATCACCCGAGCGTACTGCTTGGCGAACTTGTCGATGTCGATTGACCGAATATCGGCCAGCAGCTGGCGCTCGTCAGGCAGGCGGAACAGGCTCAGGCCCGGCACGGCCTCAAACCACTCCGCGCAGTGCGGGCACTTCCAATGCCACCGGTTGCGGTTGCCGCGGTTGTAGATGCTCAGAACGCCGCCGACCGGCGGGGCCTCATGTGGCGAGTGCGGCGTCCAGTTCGGGTCTTTGAGGTTGCGGCCGGGCGATGACTCGACGATGACCTTGCCGCGCGACATGAACGTGCGCGCTCGGGCCATCAGCATGCCGAACAGGTCGCCTTCGCCCTCGATGTCGTCAGGCACGCGGTCGTAGTCGGTGCTGATCGGATATCGGTAGCTCGTGCTGGCCAGGTTCGACTTCGTGGGCCACGCGATCCGCAGCTGCATGCCGTTGCGGAACAGCTTGTCGTGGATGTTGTCGCGCACGATCAAGCCCTGGAGCGCCGGGCTGTTGGCGAACATGCGGTCCAACCGCGGCGAGCTGAACTCGCGGGCTTTGTCCTGGGTCATCTGCACGACCAGCGTGTCGCCCGGGTCGTACCGCAAAGCGTAAGCGATTGTCCCGTCGACCAGCGCCAGCGTCTTGCCGGACTGGGCGGGCCCGACGAAACAGACCGCGCGGAACGCCCGGTTCGCCACGTGATCGCACGGCTTCATCATGTAGGGCACTTCCGACCGGTCCCACATGACTGCGCCGCTGCCCGGCCGCACGATCTTCATCGTCTCGGCGATGCCCTCACTGACTGCGATGCGAGCCGGCGGCATCAGTGCCGGCCAGGTCGAACAGATGTAGTTCAGTGCGCTTTTCATTCGCCTGCCAGTACCTTGAACGCGATGGCCACTTGCTCCAGCGCTTGGTTGATCTCCAGGTCAATCGCGTCGAGCACTTCCGCCGGCAGGCCGTGCTTGCGTTCGAGCGAGTCGCGCACACCGCGCAGCGTCTGCACCAGGACGGCAACTGCCGTGGCCGACGCCGCCTGGACGTCCTGCACCTCCAGCAGCTGGTGGCGCCTCTTGCCGAGATCGAGTTCGGCTAGGTCGGCTTTGGCCGCCTCGTGTCGAGCACGGGCCAATTCATAGTCCGCACGCCCCGCCTGGGCCTCTTCGGCGTAATCGTCTTTGCGCGGTCGGTTCATATCCGGTAATCCTCAATATCAATGCCTGCCTCAACCACGCGCTGCACCCAGCGTGGCCGTCTGCCTATCCCCGTCCAAGTATTCCCGGCCGAGTCCTGGTATTTGGCCGGCAGACGCGACTGGTATAGCGGCCGGTCGGTCAAGTCGGTCAAGTCGAGCCCATATTCGGACATTACCGACAAAACCTTCTCAATACCTTCGCGTCGGCGCGCACGCTTCGCCGCAACGGCCTGCGCGGACGCTGACAGGACGAGTTTGGGTGGTGTTTCGTCTACTGACATGACTCGTTAGGGGTCGGTGTTGCGAATTAGCGACAAAAGTCGATTGTAACGTTGAAAGGTCTAAAATCCAAATAGCTTTCGACTATCGGGGTCTTCGTCCC